GTCAACAGGTAATTCGTCATTTGGAAATACCATGTTGTCGGGGTCTTGTGTACGACTTCCAACATAATAATTTCCTTTTGGTGCACCTAAATTTAAGTCACCAATAAAATTGGCTTTATAATCGGGCCTAAAATTGTTGTATTCTAAAGCCGAAAATAATGCAGAAACAGAACCTTGTCCTGTATTGGCTAAGAAAATATCAGAACCATTTTTGGTTGTGGGTAATAATTGTGGTCTTCCAAGAAAACTTCCAACAAGATTAATTGTTTGATTTATAAAACTTTTTTTACCGTCAACCGCAAAATAATCACCAGGTATCCAAGAATACGGTGAATATACCCCCGTAATTCTACTTAAAAAATCTAAGCCTTTACCGGCTAAACTACCCGGTACTGAAATTTGCCAGTCTCTTTCAATTAAGGGAGCTCTACCTGATAATATTTCAGCCGCTTGGAATGGGTCTTTTAGAGCGTCTAATAGGTTAACTCTACCAAATGTATTTTCATACGTTTCTTGGGCTATTCTGTATTGAAGTTCAGCCCTTAGGGACTGAGCTGCTATTTGTATCATTGGAGTATCTTGAGCCAATGAACCATTACTACCTCTTGGGTTTTCGTTTAAAAATAAAGAAGATAATGGATAAACAGATGATATGTAATTAAAATATCCATCTTTTTCAGCAATTACTTTATGTACATTTTGTATTGTTGGTGAATAAATATAACCATCTTCAGGACCAAATGTATTTTGAATGTAAGCATCTTTTTGTGATTGTTGTGTTGTTTTACCGGGTTCACCACCACTATTACTGTATGGACCTAAATTTGATTTTGTACCATAGTCTTTATTGATGTCAACCATGGAACCATAAGCGGTACTATTACCAGGTCCATATGCGTTTTTAGCGTAAAGTTCTTGTTCTTTTTGTTCACCAACTTGGTCCAAACTTGGACTATCAACAACACTAAATTCTCTTGATTTAAATTCAGTTTCTCCCGCACTACCATTTGCCGAAAAGTTTTGGTTCTTGTAAGGTGGAAGATTCTTTACAAGTAAGTCTTTTCTAAATTTTTCTGTGGCTCCAAACGATAATGGACTATTCATCTATGGTTATTTATCAATAAATAGATTTAAACGGATTTTTTATTAACCCGTAGCAAGGAATTGACTTCCCATGGCTGATTTAATTTTTGTACCCAACTCTTGTAGTTGTGATTGACTTAAGGATGCTAAGTTAAATGTTTCCTGTAATCCTTTAATCTCTACTGTACCTTTATGTATTACTTCCATATTTTCAACATTTACAGATGCGGTAGTATTTGTGTTTGGACTCATATTATCAAACGGTAGTGTATTAGGTGTCGGTGCTAATAGAGGTACTAAATTTGTAGTCGATGCACCTTCTACCAACAAAATTTCTTTCATTTTTGAAAAAACTTTTTTTATCTGTTCTTCTGCCAAATCACCAAGACTGGTACCTAAAGCCTCAAAAGATGAAGTATCAATCTTTTTTAATCCATCACTTATTTTTTGTGTTAATAAATTACTAATACTTTCATAATTTTCTTCCGTCATTATAGTTTCTAACCCTTCCTGAATTTGTTGTGCTAGGTTTCTTGTATTTTGAGTCGCCTTTTCGTAGTTTTGTCCACCGGCTATACCCGCAGCTAATTTACCGGCAGGTGTTTTTAACGTGTCTAAAATACTTTCTAATGTTGAACGTTGTTGTTTTGCAACATCTAAAGCTGTTAATTCCCCCTCAGCTTGTTGTTTTTTTAATTGACCGTATGCATCCTCAACTTGTTTTGCATTTAATTCAGTTAACTCAACAGCTTTATCCATATTAGGAAGTTGGATTTCTAATTTACCGTCTTTATTAAGTTTAGCTAAATTAGCTATAAGTTGTTTTTTATCTGAATCAACATCTAAGAATTTAATGTCTTCAAACGCTTGGGTTTCTTTAGCAGCCCTTACCGCACTATCCGCAAGTTGTTCATAATCAGCACCCGTAGCACTTGCAAAAGCCCTTAATCTTCTCATCTCAAGTGCCGATATTTCAAAACGTTTTGTTTGACTATTAAATTGTACAGACGCTTTTGTTGCATCAATAATGGCATTTTGTAATCCTTCCATGTCATTCTGACCCATATTCATAAGTTGGAATGGGTCACCTAAAGCACCTATAGCACCTCCTAAGTTTTGAAATTCGGCAGCCAATTCTATTGCCTTTTCCGGATTTAATAAATCGGCAGCAAGACCTTTTACTGATGTCATATCAATACGAAGTGCCTGTGCTCTTGCAACCATTCGTGTTAATCCTTCAACACCATCTTTAAACCCATAGGAGTTTACCAACTTTAAGTTTTTTGCTGTGGTACTTAAAAACGTGCCTACATTCAAACCTAAACCACGTGCTTTAGCTGACATGTCATCAATAGAACTCACAGCACTTTCAACTCCAACACCAATACTATCAAAGGCTTCTATAAGACTACCCATTTCTTCAGCAGTAATACCTGCGGATTTTTGTATCGCAACCATATTTGATAATTCTTGGGCTGATAACATAGTATTTTTTCCCATAACTTTGTTGATTGCCGAAAATGTGTTAGCTACGTCATCTAAATTTCCACCAAATTGTAAGACATCCATTGTCGCCTTAGCAAACTGTTCCCTCATTGACTTGGCATAAATTGAGCCCTGACCCAATACCTGACGATTGACACGTGATACTTGGTCCTCAAAATCAAAAATACTATCTTGTAATTTTGCAAAAGAATCTTTGACAGCATTTAATGCGTCACTGATTGAGGGTCCCCCTCCTCCTGTTGATGTTGCGTCTTGTAGAAACATTTAATGTTTTTAGATAAATACCTTATCTTTTATTTCTTGCTTGTTCGGCTTGTTCATTCTTTTTTTCAAACTCTGTCACAAGCTTATTAATAAAGTATTTTCTTTCAAATATTGGCATCTTCATCATATCACTATATGAGAAGTGAACATATTTGGATAAGTAATAAAACTCATCCATCATAATTTGTCGGTAATTAGAAGAAAGGACGAAAAAATTCGGCCCCGAAAGTGACTCTGGCGCTCACTTTTTCTCCTGACGGGGCTGTAAATACTCGTTCCAAATCCAATCTAGGTTCAGAATCTTTTAACGAATTTCTTATGAATTTTGAATCTGCAATTGGCATCTGTTGGATGTATTTTGCAATATCACCTTTATCTGATGTATTGTCAATTGACATAATCTGCATTTCAAGTCTTTTGGTTTGAACCGGAGCAACAACTCCTTTTGGGTATGCATCTTCAAATTTTTTCAACTCTTTTTGGTCGTAACCGTTTAACATTTTACATTTTACTGTCTGTCCACCAACGGGTAAAACAAACGTAAACAAACCATCACCATCAGGTTGATGTAAAGGTTTTTTAATATTTAACTCATCAAGTTGTGTTGATACTTCAAACTCTTGAAGTGTTTTTGGGTCTCTTAGTATCAATTTGTACTCAGAACCAAAAGCAGTATTTCTTAAGAAGATAAGGATAGCCTCAATATCACAATCCAAAAGTTCATCAGGGTGAAAATCCGTTTCGTAAATTTTGTTTCGCAATAATGTCGAAATAATGTCATTATTTTTATTATCAGCCAAAAGGATATTTTCATCCATAGCAGTCAGGTAACCAACCTTTAAGGCTGATTTTTTATTTTTATAAAATTTTCCACGAGAGGGTAGTTCAACTACATCGTGAGGTAAATTAAAACCTTCTTGTAAATATTGTGAGTAATCTGTCATAATAAAAAAAAACCATAGAGTTTCCCCTATGGTTAAATATAACTACACTGATTTTTTCGTAAATACTATTAATAAACTAAGATACATCTATCAGGACGAAGTGTAGCACTAATTGTTGCTAAGTTGTCGTCTGAGTAACCTAAAGAGTCGAAATTCACATCTGTTAGGAAAGTACCTTGTAAAATCCATTTTTCGACCGCAACACCTGTTGGGTCTAACATTTCCAAGAAAATGTTTTTCTTATAACCTGCGGCGTATCCCATACGACCTGTAACAGATTCTGCGTGTAGACGTACCCATTCCATAAGGGCTTGAGCCGCTGATGGTCCGATTGGGTCACGGAATGTAACGTTTATTGTATTCCATGTGAATCTACCCGCTACGTAAGTAGATGTGTTTAAAAATGGAATTTCAACAGGATTGATTGTAATTTGTGGTCTTGCTGTAGATTCAACAAACCAAGAATTGATACCCAAAGAAGAATCAAACGTTAAGATAAATCTATTTTTACGTTTTGGTTCGTAAGGCATCGGCATTTTCATTAATAAATCAGCCATAGTATTTTTTTTTAGTTTTCGTTTTTTTAGTTTATTTACTTATAAATACACGGATGTCGAAAAATTTTTCTATTTACTTTATTCCGGAAATTTTGGATTATGTATATCCAGTTCCAGTAATACTTAAATAAATTATATTTCTTTTTTTTCTCCTCCTTTAGTTAAATAAGTTCTTACTGGTTTATCTGAATATTCAGTATCTAAGAATTTCTTTATCTTTTCTATATTTCTAGGGTCATCATCAGAAAATCCAATTTCCGGTATAAATCTGTTTTTCACATCGTTCTTGAAAAATGCTTGTTTACCCAGTCTTGACGACATTTCTTTTACGTATGAGATAAATTCTCTTAGGGCTTTAATTTTTCCTTCTTCAGGGTTTGTTGCGGAACCTTCACCAAAAGTTACAGGGTGAAATTTACACATATTAAGGTACTCCATAATAATTTCATTTCCATCCATTTCACCTTCTTCTGCAATGTTTCTAAATTTTTTTAAATTAGAAATACATTCTTGTTTTGAAATACCGTTGTGATTTGTAACGATGTAATTGTATGTTGCTTCTTTAAGGGTTTCAGGGTTGTGTCCTCTTGCTGTGATAATCGCAAAGATGGAACCACCATTTAAACACTCCACAAAATCATCCCAGGACGGTCCTGGTTTAGCTAACATTGAGTCAACGATGAACTGAGCATCTCCTTTACTTCCGAAGTTTCTAAAGGGGTCATTTGCAAATGCCGCAACTTCTTTTCCTTTATACATAAATGGTTCTTTACCGATATCCATTCTATATTCAGCAAAATCTTCAGTACCCATACCAACCTCTTCACCGTCAGCAGTTGACACAATAATTTCCGTTGGCATAAAAACAATATTGTCATCCCAATCAAAAGCGTAATACTTTAAATCGGGATTACCGGCATCGTCAAAACCCTCACGTAAAAGTTTTTCTTCTAAAAACTCTTTTAAAACTTTTTTAAACATTTTTGTTTTTTGCAATTTTTTCAATTAATCTTTCTAATTGAGCTTCAGAAACAATGATATTTTGTGATTTTTTTGAAAATGACTTTTTACCTGTTTTAGGTAAGTTAAGATTTTCATTTAATTTTGATTTTTTGAATTCCATGGTTTTTCTTTGTTTAGGCTAAAAGAGGGGTTGATGAACAACCCCCCTTATTTTTAATTATTAAATGTCTTCAAAAGACGCTCCTGTTGGAGTAATCAAGAATTCGATGTCGATGAATTCAAGTGCTCTTGTTGGTTTCAAGTAAATCTTACCAACCAATTGGTTAGCATCGATATCTTCAGGACTGTTTGAAACTGTAACTCTGAAGTCTACTAAACCTCTATCTCTTCTGATTGAATCCAAAATTGGGTTTACAGAATCCAAGAAGTCTTGTCTTACCTGTTCGTCATTTTGTTCAAACAACAATCTGATAGCCACC